GGCTTCACAGCTAGACGCACGCAGCAGTTTTGTGGCAAGGCTGGCGATTCGGACGTAGTTTGCACCGAATTGAGTCAATATCACATCGAAGTAAAAAGAGTCCAAAATCTTAACGTAGACAAGGCTATAGACCAAGCTACAAGAGATTGCGGGGATAACACACCAATCGTCTGCCACAGGAAAAACAATAGACCATGGCTAGTAACTATGTATCTGGAAGACTTTCTAAACTTACACAAGAAGTAGATTACGAGATGGAAATAACATCCTCCCCCGACTGCCCAGAGACGGCTTTGTGGCTTGCTGTTATTGAAAGAGCCATTTGCGATTATTCTTTACCCACACAAGGATTAACAGCGTTCTTTCAGGTGGACCTGCACCGCTTTTTTTTTGAGGATACGCCCAAACCGTACAACCTAGTGTATATCTGCAATATGCTCTTTGAACGTGATGACGTAGTGCGCACTATAAGGGAGCGACTAAGAAAGATTAACCCTGAAGAAAAGCCCATCAGGATGCACAGGCGACCTTAGCGCTTCTTCTTCTCAACTAAAGACCAAGCCTGAGCAGCTCCATAAAGGATGGCGCCGCCTACTACAGGCTCAGCAGCAGAAGCTAGGTTAAGAGCATCGCTCTCAGCTACACCAAGGGTAACTAAAGAGCCAGCAGCTAGGGTAAGCAAATGTCTGATGATTGAGGCCAAAAAGAACGGCATAAAGCACCTTCAAATATAGAGTTATCGTATTTACAGTCTCGCTTCCTGGGATCTACAAACTCGCCACGGATGCAATTCATCCAAGGTTCCCAATAATATCTTAAATCACAGTGGCTGTATTTTGCCATCCATTTTCTTGCGTTTACCAAGTTGCCATCGTACCCGTCTAAATCGACTATACACGGCCTAGATAGAATGGGGTTAAGTCCGTGCTTTTCGCACACCATTCCTGGTAAGCATTTGCGTCTATAAGGATTATCAACAAGGTTACAACTAGGCACAGCAGCAGATATAAGATTAGCAAGTGTTTTTCTAGCTGTCTCATGCAAATCACACTCCAAACACGGGCTAACATAACAAGTAACGCTACGCCCCTCTAATCGCTGCTTAAATTGCTCTAAAATGACATTAAATCGCTTTCTTAGCCTGCTTTTAGGGTTTCTAGCCGCTCTATTAGCTGACGCCACAGTGTAGCCCCATAAAGCCTCATAACGCCCGCAGCGCTTGTTTCTCATGCAGGGGCTTTGTATCAGGTGGGCTCTTATAATCTTTGGTCTAGGGTCGTCTAAGAGGGTATTTAAGCATTTACAGGTCGTACCAAAGGTATTCTCTAGGTAGCTAACAACTAAGGTTTCTTGCTCTCTATAGAGCCTCTTTACGCCGGCACAGTTAAAATCTTTGTGGCATAAGGCTAGTAAGCTAGGTGCTGCCCATGCTTCCACTGATAGCAGGAGCATTAGCACAACTAGTGCCGCTCTCATCTGTCTAGTGCCCTATCTAGCTTGGCATCAATCTTATCCAAGCGACCCTTAATATAGGCTAGCTCCGTTTGTATCACTTGCACCTCCGCAGTTACGGTATATTTATGCGTTTCTAGCTCGTGCAGGCTATTCTTAACCGCCTTGTAGTCTAGGCCAATAATGGATATCAACACACCAATAGCGGCTTTAATGATAATATCCAGCCAATATTTAAGCTCTGTAATATCACCTGACATTAATGGACTCGGCCTCCTCCGTAAGCATCAATAACAATTAGCTCTGCTTCGGGAGCACCCGCCATTAGGTCCTTAAAGCGATTAAACGCTGACCTACTAGCTAAGATGGCCGATTCGTCTCCAATCTTACCAAACTGCATCCCAAGTAAGATACACCCATTCGTATCCTTATGCGTATTACCAGCATGAAATAGGATATGGTCCCGCTCTGGCACGTCTATAACCTGCCAGGTCTGACCAAACTTAGGGCTATTCCTTGGCCTAACCTTATACCTACCCACGGGAATGCAACTTATCATCCTCTCATTATCTCGCCAGGCATCCTCTAGCGTGACAAACTCAGGCATGTCATTAACGCACAGCACACCTAACGTTGCCCCGTTATACTCGGATATTCTGACAAGTCTTAACTTCATGGCGCTTCCGTTATTAAAGCTAACTGTGCTTCTAATGCTTCAACTTTAGCACTTAGCTCCTGAATAGCCTTAAAAGCTAGGGCTACCATATTGCCATAGGCTAATGCTTCAGGCTCATTGTTTGAATCGTAGACAACAAATTCTGTTAATCCTGCCTCGTGCACCTCTTCAGCTATAAGCCCAGCAAATATCTTATCGCCATCGTTAATGCCTTTATATTGCACTGGCCTTAATTGCTTTACTGTCGCCAACCCTTTTGGGTAATCCTGCACATCTGTTTTGTATTTTAAGGAGGATGTTTGTTTTTGGACAATATGCCCAGCATCAATGACAACCGCAGTGCCGCCGCTAGTAGTATGCCTGCCTATTAACTTACTTTTAAAATAATAATTCCCAGGGCTTAAATTTACTCCAACAACAAAATCATCCGCATCTGCGTAAGGGGTACGCACATCTAAATTGCCGCCTATAGAGCTTGTCCCAATTCCAACCTCTCCAGTAGCGTTAACAGTAACTCTTGTTGTATTGTCTGTTTTAATATGTAAACTAGTTGCGCTACCAGCACCCCCATTTAATTTGCTCGCCTCAATAAACGGAGTGTTGCCGTTTGTCGAACCAATCATCAAGCAAGCATCGTTAGTAGCTCCAGTAGCAGCTTGAAACGCAGCCGCAATATTTGCAGTACCTCTAAAAGTTGTGTTTCCAATGGTATGTAGCGCTACGCTTGGAGTAGTTTGCACCCCCAAGCCTGTAGTAGTTATTCTTGCAACCTCAGCTCCATTAGCGGCAACAGCCCAAGTATCAGCCGCAGGACCAAATATACCTGTATTAGTATCTCCACCAACGCATACGGCTGGAGCTGCTGCGGTCCCTGCATTAATATTTATTGGCCTATTATTGCCCAGGTTAAGATTACCTGTCATAGCATTAGAGCCGTCCTTATTGATGCAAGCAGTAATACCATCAGCTAGATCGTTATCTTGTGTATCATGGCGACCAGGCTCTATGCCTGTTCCTGAACTGGCATCATTAGTCCAGCCAGTAGTGCCGTATACTCGTGTAAAGTTTCCTCCTGCCCAAGCCATAAGTCTCCTATGCCACTAAATTAGTTACCTTTGATACATATTGCCTAGTTTCCTGAGGCACCCTTACTTCATTAAGAATGTTAGACCAAGTTACCCTTTTGCCAGCAGCTCTAACCTTTCTAATAGCCCTATCGATATTACCTGGTCCCCAGTTATACGCAGCTAGTGCAATCTCTTGGCTATCATACTTATTTATCATTCGCTGCAAATACCTGCTACCACCTTCTACGTTTTGTTCAGGGTTCTTAGCATTTACGCCTAACTCTTTAGCTGTAGCAGGCATAAGCTGCATTAAGCCTGTAGCCCCTTTAGGACTAACAGCATTAGCCTTGCCTCCTGACTCTACCTGCATAACAGCTTTAACTAGCGCAGGTGGCGCATACTCTTCACCCGTAGGGATGCTAATGTTTTGCTTGCCTATTTTAACTGATTCTTTTGGCTCAATCTCTTGCGTCATTTGCTGCAAAGATTTTAGCTCAGCTTGAAGGTCAGCTAATTCTGGATCTGATTCTATTATTGCAGTAGAAGTAGTTTCTGGCTTAATGGATTCTGGCACCGAAGGCTCTACAGCAGATTCTTGAGCTACTTTAGAAGAAATATATCCAGAGCGTAATAGTTTTTCTTTGGTTGCTTCTGGAATTATTCTAAATTCTTCTGGTGTTATTTTCGCAAGAGCTTGAGGGTTTTCTTTTAGCAATCGCTCATAAGCCATATTTGCCGGTTCGGCAATTTTAGGATTTAAAATAGCTAATTGTGGCCCACCAAAGTCATTGGAAAATGGAGTCGCTCGTGCTTCTATATTTGACGCTATATTGTATATACGTTTTTCTAATTTACTAGTGCCTTCTTGCATTATACCTTTGCCGGTTTTTCTAATAGATCGCAATGCAGCATCTCCAGCTTGTTTGTTTGCAAATGTTTTTATTTTTTGTTTAAGCCAGGTTTGATTTTCTCTTAAATTAATTGCATCTACACCAGCTTTTACTAAATCGTTTTTTACTTTTAACGCCGCTTTCAACAATTCAGGCGCATCTGCTTCAAAGTATAATTTGAAGGCAAGATCATCACCGGTCATGCCAATTTTTTTGGCAATTTTGTCAAAATCTTTATATGTGTCTACATTTACAATCTTTGCTTCAGGCTTTAAATAAACTGGCACTTGCTTATCCAAAGACCACATTCTTCCTTCAGCAGTTTTTTTAGGGTCAAACCACCAAGTATTTCTTTCTGCTGCATAAATAGTACCTGGCCCCAATACTGAATATCTTATAGTTTTTGGTATAAAACCGCCGTAGCCCTCAATGGCTTTTATTCCAGCCTCATCTGTTCCATGAACAAACGGCTGCGCTGCGGCAAATTCTTCTTTGCTCATTAAAGACGTGGCACGATCTAGCAAAGTCTTTACGTTTTGTTGTGTTGGCGGAGCTTTTGCAAACTTAAGTAATGATGGATTTGCAAGAAACTGAGCTGCCAACTCATTTAATTGCGATTCTCTAGCATTACCTATGCGAGATAAAATATATCCTCCTACTGCTCCGGCAGCAGAAAATATTGGCCCACCTCCAAGCCCAACAATTCCTCCAGTAACCGTTCCTTTCTTCATGGCACCAACTAATCCTCTTGCGCTCATAATAGCGCCAAGAGTAGTAGTCATTTGACTGGTCCATGATTGGCCTTTAGTCGCACCAGCAGCTAATTGCTGCGGGCTTTTAGCAAGTTGCATATCTTTCAGCACAACCTCTAAATCGGATAAATCATTAGGAAAATATATTTCTGCAATTTTCTTGTTTTTAGCTAAATTCTCTAACGGGTCGCCAGATTTGGTAAGTTTCGTATTGATAAACTTAGACCTAGCATATTGAAACAGTTCTGTATCCTTGAATGCAGCAGTAAACTTTTTAGCTTGTGCCGTATCTGCAAATATTTTGTTAGGTATTGCCGTATCCGTTACCTTCGTAAACTCTTCAAGCGGAGCCCCACGCCCTTTACTCTGAGCGTATTTGACTAACGTGTCATATTCACCGCCAAATACTGTTTTTAATACTTGTTTATTTTTGCCTATAAAATCAGTTGGGTTTTTTGCTGCATCTATTCGAGAAAGCAATTCAGTTCTTACAGTTGTCGCCTCAACTGAATCTTTGCCAAACTTGCTTAGTATTTCTTCTGCGTTTTCTGGATTGGCCACTGCTCTATCAATTACCTTACTGGTTGCTAGTTTCGGTTTCAATTGACGAATGGCAGTGATTTCTCCTACAACGCCCTCAGAAAATAATTGCTTGCTTTCTCTAGTTTTTTCTATGGCATTACTTAATTTTTCAATAGCATTTAAGTCAGTGGCCGTTGATGCGGTTCCTGGTAGTCCACCTCTAACGCCACTTGCTTGATCATAAAAATACTTAATTCCTGCTGTATCAAGATTCTCTCGTAGTGTTGCCATCAACTTTGCTTGACGAGAGTTGATTCCGCTAGCTTCTACCATCGCCCTTCCAGCGGCAGAGCGGATATCTTGCAATTCATCGACTGTTGCAACCCCATTCTGTTTTTCAAAAACGTCTTCTACTTTGCGAATTACTCTTTTCGCCTTTTCGCCAATATCGGCTTTTGCCAATTCCCCAAAATTAGCAAAGTCATCAATGGCCGCTTTAAGCGGAGCGCTAATATCTAATTTTGTATCACCAGGCAAAGCTAACCAGGCTTGTTCGGCCAAATCATCTGCCACATCTTTTCTTTCCGTTATTGCATCACGCAATAACTTACTTCGCTCTGTTGGAGTTGCCGCTTTTATTTGCTCTGTTAAGCCAAGCGTTTCTAACATGCTAACTTCTTTTGCTGCTTTACTTGTTGCTGCTTGCTCAGCCGTTTCCCGTAATGCTAATGCAAAATCTCCCTGTTGTGGTTCTATGCCAAATCTACCCAATGCGGCAGCCAATTCTGATTGTCTAGCCTCTATTGCAGGGGTAAGGATGTTTCCGCCTTCCTGAGTTTGTCTTATTACTTGTTGATATTTAGCTAGGCTTGGAGATTGAACTATTTCAGTAGCAGTTAATGGAACGCCACCAGTGCTTTCGCTAAGACTTGATAAACTTTGCGCTAATTTCAGACGAGCAGCACCTTCTTCTCCGGCGGCAGCTAATACTTCTGCTTGTGCTGCATTACGCAATGCCTCATCACTTCCGGCTATTAAACCTACTGTTGGAGCAACTTTATTAACAACTCCTTTTGCTAATTTTGCGGTTGTGCTTGCTGCTCCTGGCCCAGCTAATGCCCCTACTAATCCAGCATAAGGCGACTCTGGCATGGCTTTTTGAGCTGCTTCGCTACCAAGGTATGCAGCTAATCCTGTAACAGCCTGACCAAGCAACTTAGCTTTAGACAAAGGCGATGGGGTAAGAAAGCTAATTAGTTCCTGCGCTTCTGTTTCTGGTCGCAATCCGTATCGTGATGCTACATTTTCAGCGCCTAATCCAACTAATTTTGACAAGCCAAATGTTTCTACAGGAGCCCCAGCGTACTCTAGCCCTTTTACTACAGGATATGACAATACATCAGCCAATCCAGCACCAGCCTTAGCAACGCCAGTAGGAATATCAAATGCAAGCTGACGCAATCCATAACCAGTAGGTTCTGTTGCCGTAGGCGCTACAGCAGATTCGTTCATTGCATTTTGTAATGCAGCAAGTTCAGCTTGTAATGCTTGCAACTCTGGATCCATTACCTGCGCCCTAATTTAGCTTTTATTTCTGCAATTTGTCGACGAAGTTCTTCTTTTTGAGCTTCTACGTCAGACCCAGCACCTTGAGCCATTTCACTAATAGCACTAACCCCAGCCATGCCACCTTTTTCGGCCATCCAAGACTGCCAATCTTGCCTTTGTGGGTTAAAGGTTCCAGCAGGGAATACTTGCTCACTCTTGTACTGTCTCCAAGCAGCATCAGCGCCTAGCGAGCTACCTTTTTGAGTTACAAAGGTCTCCAAGAAATCGGCATAGTCTTGCTCTAATTGCGCTATTGTTTCCATGCCAGCAATAATGCGGGCATTTTCTGTAGGAGTATTGGCAGAACTAGGCCCAGATCCTATTAGCAATTTATTTTCAAATTCTGTTACCGCTCCAGGCGAACGCAAAATTTGCACTATACGAGGCCTAACGCTATCAAGAACTTTTTGAAAATCTTGTTTTTCTTGTTCTTGAGGACTAACAATTGCCAATGCTCTGGATGCTAAATCTCTTGGCCCACCAAGTAGCCCACCCGTCATGCCAGCCCCTTCCATTCCCGCTCTAGCTGTAGCCGCAATTTCTTCTAGGTTTACACCTCTTGAGCGTGATGTTTCTATTTTCTTTTGAGCTTCTTTAGTTATGCCAGATTCAAACTTAGTATTTTTTTCTGCATACTCTAACGCTGCATTGGGGGTCATCCCCATAGCAATACCACGAGTGATTAAAGCATCTCGTTTGGATTGCATTTCTGTAGCGCCTGGCATTGGAGCACCTTCTGCACCAGCAGTGCTAACAGAGCCACTAGGGACTAGTGCTTGGATAAGTTTGCGCTTTGCATCTACTTCTCTAGTAGCTTTTGCCGCTGCTACTTGTTCAGCTAATGGACTAATTTCAAATTCTGCTGCACTAGTTAAATCGGCTAACTTTTCAGCTTGCTTTAGTTTTCTTTGAGTATCCTGCTGAGTTAATGCAGTAGCTAACGTAGAAAGCCTAGACTGATACATCGGGTCGGATACGCCACCAATAAAATCAGTGCGAGCTTGTGGCGTGGTAAGCCCCTGCATTGTATTAGCCAGCGTATTAAGCTCTAGCGTACTTCTAGCGGCCTCCTGCCTAGCTTGATAGCCTAATAGCGATTGAAGCAATATTGAACCTAAACCTATGCCGACGGCCTGCCCTGTTGAACCATAAGGGTTAATTAGGGTAGGAGCTACCTCGCCTAGTGTTTTTGCAGCAATACCGTACCCAGTATCAGCACCAGTGTAGTTTAAGCCTTGTAATGCCTCTTCTAATATTGCCATGTTACTTTGACGCCCAATTAGTTATTTGTTTAGTTGCTCCAGCGACTATGCCGTGGCCTACGTTAGCAAAAGGATTTTGTTGTGGCTGTTGATTGTATCCCTTTGAAAGCTGTTCTGCCTGTAGCCTTTCATACAAGTTTGGCCCCTGTGGCCCTCCCCCACCTTGAGACATTCTTGCTATCTGTAACCTATTTTGTCTTTCAAGCTCGGCCTGTTTGGCTTCCCAACCCTGCTGCTGTTGTAGTTGTTGATTTTGATACTGAGCACCTACACCTGCCATATATGGCGGTAATAATGCTCCTAGCTGCTCATAAGGTCGCATAGCTAGGGTATCAGCTTGAGTAAATTGCTGTTGCTGTACACCATAAGCTGCCTGCTCTGCTGCGCTCATAGCCTCTTGCCTAGCTAAGTCCTGACGTTGATTTAGCTGCTTGTATAACCCTTGTGCTGCTTCTGAGTTAGGGTCTAAGCCACGCTCTGCAATCTGTCGCTGTACATCTACCTGCTGACGACCAAACTCTTCAGCGTTACGGCGCTCAAACTGCTGCATTACGTTCTGCCTGGAACGCTCCATCTCTGCTTCAAAGTTAGGTTGATATTGCTCGCCTTGAAACCGCTTAACCATATCCTGGTAAGCCTCGCCTGCGCCCATAAAGCCTGCTTCAGTAGTTGATGCTGGAGTTGGCGCTGCTGGCGTTGTGGGTTTAAATCTATTGAGAAAGTTTAGTGCGGTACGTCCACCTTTTTCAGCTCTAATCTTTCTATATTTAGCCTGCTCTTCGGGAGACATTGTGTCATAGATAGCTTTATTTCCAGCTCTAGTAGGCACGTTTTGACTATCAGGATTGTTACCTGGTTTGCTGTTTGGTGCAGTTTTAAGTGCGGTTTTTCTAGCCATAATTATACTTGTCCCCCTACATCATAGCGTATCTCAAAGCCTAAAATTTGCATACTTGTATTCTTAATCGAGCCACCAAATCTAACTGCCGCACAATGCCCCTGCCCTGATACGGCAAACCTATCAAAAACATATTCTATATCTGACGACCAAGGACTTCCCCAAGGACTACCCCAAGGAGTAAACACGCCTGGCGTAGTAGTAACTGTAGATACTATTGATTGTCGTTTAAAATCAGTATCCAAGCCTAAACTTAGCGTTACGCCACGACGCACCTTTACAATAGGTCTAATATCTTTAAACGCTTTGTAGTTGCTACGAGAGCCGTAGAAACTAAATGCAGTTCTTCCAGCAAACATAATAGATTGGCCAACGTTACTAACTACAGCATCAGCTTGCCCAGTTTCTCCTTGCCAAATTACGCCAGCAGAGGAAGCGTAAAACGGAAGCTTTTTAAATAATGTCGCTGCCAAACAATGATTGTCATTAAACAGCTCGAATACAGTCCAGCCTTTAGTATCAATGCTATAAACTAAAAGTTTACACCCTTCGCCTGTTGTCGGAATTGTAATATAAACTCGTCTACCTTGCGGCCAAAAGAACCCTGACCATTGATGGTCAAACGGTATAGAAACGGCGTATTGGCTGATTAGCGGGTTTACTTTTTGGCTGACTATGTTTAGTGCCGCTTCTGGGTCTGATTGAAATAATCCAGATATTGGAACAATGCCCTGCTCTGTAATTACCCAAATATCATTATTAACCCTAACAAAAGCTCTATAACCTAGCGGTCTGCCGATATAGTATCTTGCGACTATGCCCCAAGTCCCAGGGTCTCCAGCGTAAGTACCGCTATAAAAGACTATCTCCCCTTCAGAGGTACACGCCCAAAAATATTCTTGGGTAGCTAAATTGGCGCTATTCGTAAAGCTACCGATACCAACCAGATAACCGCCTCTAGTGCAAACATATTGCAAATCGAAAGAAGTAAGAGCAGGAGTGCCACCTGTGCCAGTAACTTGTAATCCACCATACCAAATCTTTAGGGTATTAGCCTCTATAAAGTATAACCGCTCTTTGTGTGCAGTTACGTTAATTAGCGACGATTTAGCTACGCCGGTAAAGGTAACATCAGAGCAGGTAGTGCCATTAAATACTTGAGCGTTATCTGTACCATTACATAAGTACATTCTGTTACCGTAAACTACCGTCTGCCAATCTCCAGTCGATGGCGTAGTAGTTCCCGTAACATCAGTAATTGCACCCCCCTCTGAAACGGAATAGATTTTGCTATTAGTGCAAGCTATTAGTTGGCTAGTGCCGTTAAGTAAGTTTAATGGTGCTAATAGCTTAATAGCTGGTGCAGAGCCTATCGAGGCAAACTGTGTATAGCCATTTCTAACTGTAGGAGCGCCTGCTCCTGGAAATATATTTGTCAGTTCCAAGGCGTACTGCGGCTCCATGTTATCAATGGGGCTAACTAAGTCCAACCCCGCATAAGGGGGTGGCATTGTAAAACCTTGGAACGCCATTAGTTACCTTTTATTGTATTGTGGAACAGCGCTTAATTCCCTTTGCCGCAACTGATCGTTGTATTGCTGCATGGCCTGTTCTCTACTACCGTACATCCCAGGACTTAAACGGTACTGCCCGCCCATGTTAGCTGATGGCTGTGGCATCTGAGGCATGCCATTCCATTGATACATTGGAAATTCACGATACATCTTATCCATTGGCATATTTGGTTGCCCAGGACCAAAACCAGGGGTAAACCGTATTGGTGATTCCATTGATCCAGGCGGATATCTGTTTACCATATCATCAACATTATTGAAGCCTCCTTGTCCTCCTCGACCTATTAACTCTATTGCTTGCCTGGCTTCTTCGGCTGGTACTTGCAAAGCCATGCCTGGAGGTTGTTGCATAGGCGCCTGTGGTTGCCGTTGTATTGGCCTGCCCTGCCCAGAAACAAGTCCACCACTAGCGCTGCGATATACGCCAGGGGATAGCCTTTCCATAGCTACCCTGTCAGGACTTATTTTACCCATAGTTTGTTCGTTACCTGTAGTAACTGGCTGAGTTGTAACCTTAGGGCCTCTAGTTAAAGCAGATTTTCTATTTGGCATAATTACTTTGATTTAGATGGTTGTTTGTAAGCTCGTTCTAGCGCTTCTCTCATAGAAGTGCCACGCACTAATTTACCTTTATCGTCTCTATATAAACCTGCTGACTGTCTTGCAACTTCTCCCTTAGCGGCTCTAGGAACTATAGCTGGAGCAGTAGGAGCTCCTCCTCCTGTTAAGGTTTGTGCTGAACCTATTAACCTTCCGTATTCGCCCTGATTGATTCTGTTGTCCTGCAAAGCTTCGTCTAACTTTCCTTTGATTAAATCGTAAGTTATACCCTGCTGCTTGGCAAAGTGCTGCATATTGGCAAGCGCTGTGCTTGGGTCATCTTTAGCATTTGAAAGCGCTCCTTTAACGTAAAGCCTGCCTAATGAGCGAGCTTTATCACCAACAAAACCATAGCCCGCAGTTAGCGCATCGCCTAACTCTTGTGTTTGATTAAAAGCTGTTGGATTTTCAGATGCTAGCTTATTCATAAACTTAGTGTTTATCTTGCTACCATCCTGACTAAAATCTGCTTTACTCCCATCAGCTAATGTACCCTGAAAGTTTTCATCAAGAATTCCTTGTTCTTGCAATATTCCTCGCACCGCATCACGCTGCATTTGCCCTTTGCCTTTTGAGCTTCCAGTAATAGAGCCAATAGCTCCAGCAGTTCCACCTACAAGCGCTCCTATTACTGCTCCAATTGCAGCCCCTTTTGGTCCTAAAAAAGCCCCAATTCCTGCGCCAGTAGCAGCTCCAGAAGTAGCGCCACCAACCACGCCTGTTCTTGTGCGCTTTGCTCCTGCTGCCATATCGCCTAATGCTTCAGCAGTTTGATACCCTTGATAAGCACCAGCAACAATATTTAATCCTGGAATAACATAAGCTCCTGTAGTTCCGGCTGCTGTGCCTGTTGCTACTGCACCAGTTGATGCTGCAAGATTGCCAGCTCCAGCAAGTCCACCAATAGCAGCACCAGCCTTATCACCTGATTTGTACGATTGATAAGCTCCGTACATTTGAGCAAGCGAAAGGCCGCCTTGAACTACTTGCCCCCAATTTACATTGCTCCAAAATCCAGGGTCATTAAGTGACTCTGTTGGGACCTGTTGCGGTCCTCCTGGTGTTTGCACCGTAGACATCCCGCCATCGGATTTAATCACCTGTGGTGTAGCAGCTGAAGCAGTATCTGCACCAGCATTCCAAGATGTTTGAGTTGCTGGGGTAGCATTTATTTGCGAAGCGCCTAATTGAGCAGCCACTTCTTTTGGAGCTTCAGCGCCAGTTAATTTATCAATCCATTTACCTGCATTGCTCATTACATATTTACTAGCAAGAGTACCAGCTATTAACCCTCCAGCCTGAGCAAATCCCGCTTGTTGCTTTTGTTTGGCTGCGTCTGCTGCTTGTTCTTCTGGTGATTTAGGCTTTCCAAAAATAGAGGTGGTTTGGTCGTATGCTACCTGCGGGGGGAAGCCATTGCTTGTCAACCAAGCGTAATAAGCATCTGGCCTACTTCTTGCAAACTCTGGCGCTTGAGGGTGAAAGTTTTGTGAGTTAGGTTGCATTAAATCCATCCTCCAAAAGTAACTGTACCGTTGCGCCCAAACTGAGTAGGCCGTGTAATACCTCCAGCAAACAATACTTTGCCGCCCTTGGTGCGCCCAAACTCTTCGTGTAGTTGTGTATCAAACTGTGGCCGTACACCTTCTAGTCCGTGTATTTGAGCAAACCGCTCTAATATTCCCTGCTCTACTAGCTTCTCTTGGAATATGCTTGTATCAGTATCAGCTCTAAATTCGCTGTAAGCTCCATCGTAATAAGTCCAAGTTACACCGCCATCAGATACGCTACCTGTCGTATGAGTAGGAGGAGTAGCGCCTGTAGTCCCGCCTGCTGTAGTCTGATAATAATTACCGTTGTAAATACAGTAAGTATTAGCGGCAAAGATTGTAGACGTAGTCCATGTTTTAGGGACTACTGAGCGGTCTGCAATATACTCAAAAATAATTATTTGCCCATTAGTCCCAGCATCAGGGGTAGGGCTTATAAACAATTCCTGGTTGGTTAATCCTCTTATTTGAAACCGCTGATATACTCTAGGCAGTACGCCGTAGCCCCTAATCTCTGCAAAGTCCTGCTCTGACATTGGTCCAAGGACTCGCCATCTGGTGCTTTGATTCCAAAAGGTATCATATTGATACTGAGAAAAAGCAGCTGGCAGCGGATAAGTTGCCTGACCCGCTACCAGCGTAATCGACCCCGCAGCAAAACATTTAGGCCAGGGGTAGGCTTCAAAGATGTCTCGATTTATCCGTTGAGCTATTGCTAATAGTTGCTTGGTTGTAGTTTCTGTAGATGTCAATATATTTGACTCCACACTATAGCCAGCTTCATTAGCAACATTTCGGATCATCGAGGCTATTGTCATACTCTTTTAGGTCTCCCCCTTAGTCTAGGACGTGCTACCACCTCATCCTCGTCTAGATCGTCTTGGATCACCTCCTCTTCATCAATAGCGGTTAATTTCCGTTCTGAACGAAGATCGGTGCCTTCATTGGCTTCAATACGCTGCATTAAAAGCTCTACTCTTTCCTCAAGCTTAGCGTATTTTTCCTTGTAATTATCTAACTGAACACGGAGTTTAGCTACGTTATTCTGGTCTGAATTAGCAGCGTCTAAATACTCCTTAGCCATTTTGATAAATTTGCTTAACGTGCCTAGCTTTCTGCGAGCCTCATCTGAAGCATTAGCCACCTGCTCTACAGTCTTAAAGCCAAGGTACTGAAACTCACGCATAGCTGAGCCAGGCATCATAGGCCATTCTGAAAGAGGTGTGCCGTCTGTTACAGGCTCTGAACCTGCCTTAAAAGCTGCATACTTCTCTGGGTAATCTTGAATATCCTGCGGCTCTATACGTCTAACCGTAGTATCTCCACCTGGTATCTGAATGCTTATTGAGGGTATCTCATCAAATATTGGACGACCCTCTTTTAGGGATTTCTCCTCATTTTCGTTATAAGCATTAAAGAATTGCACATTTAAGCCAGCGTATCTTTTCTTCTGCTGGCCCCTTGCCATTATCTCACTCCAATCTACTTGTGGCATAACTTGTCTCCGTAAATAGGCTTTATTGCCTACTTAAGTTATAACACTAGCCTTCAACGACGACCACTGTATTAATCGGCGCACCAGAGGTCTGGTAGGCTGTAATGGCTCCACTTGGTACAAATCCATTGTTAAAGATAAGCCTATTACCATTATCGTTGTTGGTAAGGTTTACGCATATATTAGTGGAAGTTGGTGCAATTCCAGTTAAAGTTTGACCGTCTAAACCAATACCAACATGCGCTGCGGATGCGTTTTGAATAAGTAAAAACTTGCGGAATGGATTAGCAGCTAGAATAGTAGTGCTAGTTGCTGTTTGAATAGTAGGGGTAGTTGTAACTGCTTTTCCAGCGTAACAGGTCATAAATCACCTATAAAAATAGGGGGGATTGCTCCCCCCTTTTAAAAGACTAAGTAGCCTTAGTAAACTTTAGGTAAAAGTAAGAGGTCCCGTTTGATACTACTACAAAGCAGTTAGTATCAGCATCGTTATCCTTAACTATACCTACAAACCCAGTGCCTACAGTAGCTGGCGCACCAAAAGAGGTGGTTAGCTCTGCTGCGGTTGGGGTAGTGTCGTTTACGTTATTTATGGCCATCTTGGTACGAACACCAGCAGCTGTAGCATCTACTACGGCAGGTTGTACCCCGTCGCATATCTGCACTGCATGCTCGGGTGGCATACCAAGTCCAATAAGATTAGTAACTGTTGGCATAAACCCTCACAAAATTAGGAGGGGGTATTGCTACCCCCTCCAGTTAATTAGTTCACCCTTAGGTGATCTACAGAGCCAAGCTCTACGGCTGCGGCAGGGGTAGTTGAAGCTAGTCCAACACCACCCTTAATCAGCGTAGTTGAAGCATCATCGGCTACACCAGGAGTACCTGACGAAGTTGTGTTAAGGTTAGCCTTAGCAACAAAGCCAGCAGCTACCTTACCTCTAATGCCCTTACCTACGCCACCGCCCATAGGTCCGCCAATCCATACCCAAAGATACTCATTGTCTAGAGCAGCTACTTGAGCTACACCAACCGCGAGAGCATTGGATCCAGCGTTTGTAGTTGTTAGCATAGCAGCCTGACCATCAGCTTCGATTTTAACGAAACCATACTGGTCAATAGCTCCATCAGCCTGGACAAATACAAAGTCACCCTCTGGGAGAGACCCTACAGTTCCAACGGTCGCAGGAAGCGAGCCAGGGAAACCATAAGCATCTAAGCCCTGGAATGCCTTCTTATAATTAACACCAAATGATCCTACCTGTGACATATTCCAATCCTCCTATTAAGCGTAAATTACACCCTGGAGAGCCGGAGCAGAGCAGCATAGGTTTCCTTCAACCAAGATTATGGTGAAGAAAGCATCCTGATCCACTGGACGATCCATAGTTGGTGCTAATGGTTTGAAATCAGCTCCACGAACCATGTCAAAAGTCCAATACTTAGTATTGAGCAATCGGCATGAGTTAGTCTCTAGAACTGAAGAGTTAAACCCTCCGTCAAACACAAAGTCGCACCCGTCATAGCTAAGAACACGGAATCCAGCCTCAGCCTTCTTAGTAGGAAGCTGAATACGCTGAATTGCGGTCATTGAGCTATGGAGGAGCTTCCATGCAGTGCGGTCCATAAGGCCAAGGTCTGGTGCCTCAGAGCCACGGGTTAGGCGGCTGATGACATCAGTTATGGTCTCCTGAACATTTGCTGCTGTGAGGGTTAGGTTTAGTGCGTAGTTTCTAGCGAAACTGTTACTAGTCCTATCAATTCCACCATAAGTGCCGGAAGAAGGGGAGGTCGATACGGCCTTCTTGATGCCGTCAAACTCCATTCCACCAAAGCCAGTACCATCACCACGAAGGGAGGTTGATACTGTGTTCTTTAGGCGCTCGATTGCAGCTTCCATCTTAGCCTCTGCCAAGTCGAGAAGAGCTTGCTCATCTCTGTTGGCGCGCTTTTCGCGTCCGCTCATAGCTACTGGCTCGTAAGCCTGCTTAATCTTAAAGCGAAATGCAGTTAGGTCATCTATGGATGCTAGGTCTAGTGATTGGTAGCCCTGATAGAAACCGCCTACTGCCACGTCATTGTACATAACAGGCTTACGCAGCTCATCGCCACCACCGATTTTCTTAATGCGACCCTTGGACTCAAGAGTAGAAGTTACTGGGTTGTGATGAAGCACAACATCAGCAATTTCATCCGACTGATCCCAAAGGGTTGCAACGATTGACTCTTCTAAATTTGCCATTGTGTTACCCTTTATAAATTAGGATAACCCGTTAGCATTATTCGCCGTGAAAACGACGCCGCAGGTTATCCCCTATTGATTTGGAGTTAAGCCTGGGAGTCCCGCTACCGGCGGAGCCAGATATTGATTTGGCAGCTTGTTTAGCCTTTTGAACCACGGCCTGCTGCTGTTCGATTACCGGCTTTGCGGTCATTCTTTGAACGAGACCGGAGAAAGTCGGATTGCCGTTAACAACGTAGTTATATGCAGTCTCTAGTACTTGCTCAGGGGAGGAATACCGCCCTGTAGCATTTAAAGCCTGAACTACTGGAGCCATTTCAGCTTCTAATTGAGACGCTGTTTCTGGATCCCTGAATAACGGCTTGTTATTCATAAATGATGTTACAACCTGTTGGTTATAATAATCAACAGCCTTTTTTTGTTGCTCTGACTGTATTTTCTGGTAACGCTCCTCTGCAATGCGCTCTGCCTCTTCTCTAGTTAAGTATTGAGGAGTTTGCTGTGGTTGTGCTTGCTGCTTTTGAAGAAGGTCATTTACTGTTAATCCATACGCATCAAGCCAGTCTATAGCGCTACTAATAGGGTCTTTTTGCATGGCCCTATCCCAAGCGATAGCCTGCTTAGTAACGTCATTTATTGACAAACCCTCTCTAGCGTATTCATCTTCATATTGCTTAATAGTCTCGTACAGGCCAGAAGTATGTTTTTTTAGTTGCTCAACTTCTTGCATTTTGCGAGAATAATCAGACCGTGTTTCATAAGCTCTACGGTTTAAATAGGATTGCAAAATATGAGCATTAGCCGCAGTTGGATTCAGAAACGCCTCTTTTTCCGCAGCATTCATATCAGCAGGAGGAGCAAGAGGAGTTGGTGGCTCTACTTTTTCAACCGCTACGGTCTCGCTCTTGGCAGGCTCTGTTGTCTTATCAGTGGTGTTATCACTGCTATTCTCATCGGCAACATTTTTGAATTGCTGTCGTAAAGAGTCTCCTATTGAAAGGTTGGCGGGTTCACGGCTTACGGTTACTTGTGTGTCCGCTGGGGTTGATATTTCTTTATCGTCCATGTCTATACCTATCTATTATTTTGTCGGTTAATTGTTTGGCTAGCCTGCGAGTGGATGCGCCAGATTCTTGATCTGGGATGTACCCCCTATCGTAAGCATCGCCAACTTCAATAGCTCCGGCAGCCTTATATGCCGCCCTAAGCCTTGATTTACTGGTATAGATTTCTTTAGGATTTAATGGATTGCGAGTAGGCTCCATTTCATCTTGAATAAATAAGTCCCTAGCATACCTTAATCGTTTAACTTCTTCTATTGGGACTACTTTGTCTTGTATTTTGCAGTATTGATATAGTTTGTTTTTCATCAGTCATCCTCCATCATAAGCACCATCATTAGCAATCTGATGCGCCTAAACCGTTCTTGACCTGCTATTTGTTGTGCCCTAATAGCATCTTCTGCTGCTTGTTTTGCCTCTAACGCTTCTTGTTGTCTGCCTAGTAATATTTGCGCTGCTAAGTATTCTTCTAATAATTCTTCTTCTGTTTTACGCTTTTTGCGCTTTCTTTTAGAAAGAATATCAGAGGTATCAGTAACGGGGTAGACCCATCCACCTGGTAGGCCATAAATAGCGTGTAGGTAATTTTGAAACCCTGCGTTAGTCACTATTTATTCCTACTATAGGCTGTGCATCTGAATTAGTCGTAACCGTTCTAGTGCCCAACACGGTAGTGTCATCGGACTTGGTTACTGTCAAACTATTGGCACTAACCTGCGTATTATGTACGCCTTGAGCCACCATGCCATACAAACTTCGTAAAGATAATGCATCTCCAGTACCAGAAGCTTCCACGTTAGCAGTGCTACGCCTTAAGACGGTATCTGCAATCTCATTTGCCGTAGGAATACTACCAGATGCGGTAACTACTGTAGCATTAGCAGATTGAATTAGGAGGGCTTGGACTCCGGCTGAGTAGGCGATGGGGTCTCCGCTTGGTCCTCCGATAAGGTTGCCTCCTGCGACTCTGGCGACGTAATTACCTGCTGGAAACTTAAGTTGCCACGCCCCCAATAATTCGACGGTGATACCGACTTGGACACCTGGACCGAGGTCGTTAAGGCCGCTTCCTTTTCCGATTCTGTCATAAATTATTCCTTCTTCTGACCATTGTGCCAATTTTATAGCGTCATAAAGTACGTTGCAATCAACATCTACCACCCCAGCATCGACTTCGACCAGGGTAGTTTGAAAGTTAAACGTAAATGGTGCGCTATAATATGGCATTATTACACGTCTGAGTTACGGCTGGCGTTTACGCTCGCTCCAGCGCTTGTTACTGATATTGTAGTGGTAAATGGTATAATTGGGCTAACGCCACTACCATTACGCACATCTACTCTACAGTTAAAATTGCTACTGTAAGTAAACGATGCAGATTCACTAGTGGTTGTCGTAGCTACATCAATATATGGCACAAACACGTCATCTCCCGCTACTATATTTTCTACAAGGGAAGGCGATAAAGTGTTAAAAGTTTTAGTTCCAGCGGTGTACGAAGCATAAGTGTATCGCTTACCCTTAATACGAATAACACCACTAGCTGGCGTATCCGCCTTAATAGATTCTACTACCTGGATTGATGTAGCTCCAGAGCTTGCCGCCACTGGAGTGTACTCATCTTTTAAGATATTACCAGTTCCATCATCACGAGCAACAAGGACTCTATCTCCGGATACAAGATTTCCAACCGTAATAGTGGCAAAGGTTGGTGGTACTTGGGTAGTCCCGTCGTGGGCTATGAGCTGATACTTGGTCGATTCCGCAACTAGAACTCCAGTCAACCACCAGCCTTGAGCTACGAAGAACGTACCTCCGGCAAAAGTTCCAAATGGCGCTGAAGGTATTTCAGTGTATGCAGAGTTGAGAACTCTATAGCGCCATCCTGGTATGCTGTTAAGCGTAGCGGAACTACTTTCCCTTGTTAGGTACTGAAGGTACTGATAAGCCTCTTGCAGTGTGCAGCCACCTGACAACGCGACTGTTCCTTTGTAGAGCTTAGAGCCGTTTCCGTTGCCCAGGTCTTGAGTAGTATCTCCAAAAGTTACTGTAACCTTTGAGGATAGGAGTGCTGCCTGTCCTTCGGTTAGAAGAATAGCGGAGTCAAGGGCCGTAGAAAGAGCTGCTGATGTCTCACCTCCCGCTGATAGGTTTACGTCAAAATGGGAATAAGTCTGTCCCCATTTACGGCTAAAGGCCGTGACGTTTCCAGAATCGATAAGCGAGCCGCCGGTCTTTACCTTAACTAGAATCTGAATGTGACCGTTACTCCAAAAACTTGTGAGCTTACTACCGCTCTGCACAACGTAAACAGGCGATGCAGCAACAATACCTCCGATGGTCTTTAAGCCTGAATACTGGACGTTTGCGCTACTTTGCTTGATAGAGCCGAAGTTAATGTACTTGGCTGCATCATCGTCAATGTTAAAAGCCACCGCTCCCGACGTCAGAAGGTTGAGACGCGAGGCTACGGCAGCATCACGAGGACCGTCAAGCTTAGACGGATTTGGCGCAAGAATGTCTAACAGGTCGTTGCCTGTGTATGCTGCGTCATCGGCAAGGTCTTGCAACCATTGATGCAGGTCCAACACCGAATAAACGGTAGTGCCGGAAACGTGCCGGATATCTCCTGTGGCGCTAATGCTAAAATCCGCTGCTATTGGCATAAACTCTCCTTATTCGTCGGAAATCTGATTTGCTGTTTGCGTGTTATTACTGTTACTCAAAGTTGTCGTCGTCTTCCACTCTTGATAGTAGGGAGAGGTTGTGCCTTTTCTAACTATTATCTCGATTGGAATGTCTGAAGTGTGCGTGTAGGTGTAAGTGAAGCTACCCGTAGTTACTACTTGATTAGCAATCACCGCCGACGTGTCCGTCCTACGCACGAGGATGCGGCTGTTGTTTATAATGTTTGAAACCGTAAGCGTATAGGAAGCCGCTGGACTGTAGTAAGTCCCATCATCGGCTTGCATACGAGCAAAGCCAGGGATTTCGTTGCCAGAGCCATCAACAACACGAACGCCTTTTAGTGCTGCGCCAGCGGAACCGTAAACTGCTCCTCGTGCTGTTTCCCAATTTGTGCCTGCTGGAATTATAGCCTCATGTAAAGCTGCATTGTGCAGCGTACCCAGTAAATTGTAAGCATTTTGTGCTCGCTGCCACGAAAGATATTGCGCTATCGTAGCTGGAGTAGACCCGTCCGTTACTGTTATTGTTACGCTCCATTGTTTACTGTTCCAAGTAACTGGGCTTGCGCCATGATTGGTAACAGTAATGCCAAGAGAACCTGGATTTGTATCGGTGACTACGGTATCAACTTGCTGAATCGGAATTGTTTGAAAATATTCTGTGAGAGTAATAGTGGTATCAATGCTTTCGTAGCCAGGTTTATTAATTCGCAAAGAGCAAGGCACAGAATTGTAGTATTCTGGGTGCATCGTAATTGTTCCGTTTCCTTGACGAACCGCTAACAATTCTCCCGTTGAAGTGTTAAACAAAGATGTAAGTGTTGATGACAAGGCTTGCGTTACAATAATTTGTGGATTGCTCCACGGGTATGGATAATTTGCAAGGTCAGTAGCAGTTGTAGTTGCGGCTATGTTTATTCGGTAAATAGCATTGTCACTATTGGCAGTTAGTGTTTTAAACTTGAATCGCAAACGAAACCCATTTTTGTTAAGAGTTTCTGCGTTGAGGTTTGCGCCAGTTAGTGCCTTATATGTCCCCGTAAACCCTGTGCCATTATCAATATCATAAGTGAATTGTATATTGCCTGTGTTCACGCCTCCAATAGTGGGAGCTGAATTGACAAATCCAGTTAATCCTTTAATTCGATAAGTCCAGGTCGCCGTAATCTCATCATTGAGACTAGGCATATATAACGCTGAGTGTGTGGCATCAAATGTAGGAGTACCCGCTAAAATTGAATAAACATCAGATTCTATCTCTGTGTTTGGGTCTTTATCACGAGCAATGTAGATTAACGTAATCGAAGTATTGTTTGGTTGATACTCGTTAAACATCGGAACTTCTTTTCCTGATGCACGATTTGTAGTAACTGGATTGTTACCCAATTTTCGTCGTGTAGTTCCCGTTTGATTTCCATAAAACGGAATACTTCCTGCTATAGATATTGGAATATAATCTGCGACGTTTATGTTTTTGTTTTGGTAGCCATGAATTGTAAACCACCCAGCTCCAGTTTCTCCGCAATAGATTTTATTTAAGCTACAATTTTTGTTTCCACTTCCTTGCAGCATACTGCGACCACAAAATCTGTCGTATGGTATGGTTAGCGTTCCAAAATTTCTAAAGTGAATATTGTTGTTGTCGCTAAAACCTGCCCAAGCAAAACTGCATGGTCTTGTAATGGCATCGCCTGGATAATATTTTGAGCTTACGTTAGTTACAACACTACCAGCATTTGCAGTTAAAACTAATTGAGTTGTACTATTGATACTACTAATTCTTCCAAGATACCCTCCGTCCGCTCTAAACAACAAAGATGAAATTGGCGTAGTTGTTGTATTAAAGTTTGTGCCTGTGCCGTTTACTACCGCAGAATTTGCTGTAGTGGTGATAGTTCCGGCAATTGCCGTGGATACGTTGTCATTATCAAATCCTGGCACATGCCTAAAATTGTCAAAAATTAAGTTAGAGCAATAGGAAACATTCATCACACTGCCACTTATTGCATAGGTATATCCGCCTGCCGATTCTACGCCTATATTTGAAATATACCCGTTATTGCAATTTGTTAGATTTATTTGAGACGATGAATTGCCAGTTGATATAACTTCGCAATTTGTAATTGTAAGGTTGTCGCAAGAGGTTATAGTTAATGCAGATCCAGACGCTCCAGCATGAAGATATGAATTGGTAATAGTCGTCGAAATGGTTGTTGTTGATATTAATATAATTGCAACGTTACAAGTTGTAACTGCATAGAGTTTATTTATTGTAATTTTCTCTGCTGATCCTGAAAATACTGGCGGACAACCTGAGTCCTGCAAAATCATTGATACAGCGCAATCATCAATTTTCACTTCAAGATACGCTGAAAATAGCCCTGTGGATCCAAGAATAAGCTGCGTAAAAGCACATTCGCTAAAATCAATGTTGATTGCAGGATAAGTGTCTGGAAAAACTGTGTGTCCAGAAATCACCTTATTTAATTTAAAGTTTCCTACACTTTTAAAATTGCCACGAGCCTTGTTAGTTCCTGCAAGGTCTGTCCCATTTACCACATTTGGGCATCTTACTTTTGCGCCATTTGGAACAGCTCTATTAGTAAAAGTTATTAACCCTGCTGTATTGCAAGAAAAAGTTCTGTTGGCCGGATTAGAACCTCCTGTTATATTGTTGGATAAATATAATGCGTTTGTTTGATAGTTAATTGAATTGCACCACCACTCATAAACGCCACTTCCTGCGGCTGTCTCCACTTGAATACCTGGGCATCTCCAGGGCAAAAAGAACTGCATTGTTTGAGAAGTGGAACCGTTGCCAGTACCAAGCTCAAACCAATCGCCTAGCATTTCTATATTGCCTTGATAACCATGCGCTTCTACTCCTGAGCTGGTAGTCATCTTTAACCAGCCACGCTGCCCGCCAGTGGCACTATTAACTGTTACAGTTGCGCCGTTTGAAAATGTCAGAATGTCATTATTAGCAATCGTCCCTGTCTTGCGCCTAAGTTTTACATAGCCTGATGCTGGAATAGCAGTCCCCGCTGTATTTGGAGCTTCAATACCTAATGTGCCCCAGATTCCCAAAAACTCTCCCACGCCTGTGCCAGAAATAGTAACATCAACTGTTCCAAAAGTTGAAAGAGTTGGTACGTTGCCGCTTGAAGCATCAAATGGAATCCACCAAACATCACGCCCATCAACAAAGTACTTACCAAAGGCAAACACTCTACTAGCGTAAGCTGCTTGTTGACTGTATAAATGGTCGCTATTAACTGTAAGCGTTACACCTAAGTTGATTGTAATGTCTTCATTATTATTTAAAGCAAGATTCGCTGGCGAATCCATGTTGCTGTTGGTTGTGACGGTTATATTAGCCATAGTTTATAGCGGGACCACCACGATTGAATTGCCGTAAGAAGGAAACGTAACGCCTGTCGAGTTCTTTACAGTAAAGCTCGAAACAAATGACGCTGGGATATTATTAAACTCTACTCGTTTTTCGCTAAGAAAATTACCCACCTCCAACTCGTAAGCGGTTGTGCCATTGGATATTATTACCTTACCGCCGGAGGATGGCTGAAACTCTCCAAGAAGCACGTTGATGCGAACAAGCGTTGAAGTGCCTACGTTAGAGACTACAAAACTAGAAGACGTAGAGCCATTCGCTAAACTATTCAATGGTGTGCCGTCTATTTCGTAAATCGTAAGGCGAGCTAAATTATCAATAACCTCTAGCGCAGTTTCAATTTTAGTGAGCGTTGATGCTCCAATGTTTCCTGCGGACAACAAAAGGCTTTTAGCGCTGTTAGTCAAATAGGCCAGGAGTATCGATGGTATTATAGTGTCTACATCTGTAGCGCTAGAGCCGCTGGGTGGAGCTTCTGGTACAATTACTGGAGGAGGCACAATTGGTGGCCCTTCTGGTATTGGTGAGATTGTCATTATTAATCCTCATCTTCTTCATCAGCATCATTTACTTCAATGCCCGATAAATTGCCTAACTCATCATTTATCATGCTGGCAACTCGCTTGCCTCGCTTTGGTATGATGTTATTGATAACTACTGGCTGTTGAGTAGGCGTATTAGCTTCTTTAGGCGTAGCTACTTGCTCCATTTGCAAGCGAACCCGCTCCAACGCGGCATCTGATGCTAGCCTGCGCTCTTCCATTAGTTTTTCTGATTCAGATAACCGGATTCGCATGTTTTCAAGTTCTAGCTTTTGTATTTCTAAGATATGGGTCATCTGGCTAGTTTCTTGCTTGATAAGGTTTTTATCAGCTTCAGTCTGAGCGGAAGACTGAACCTTTAGCATATCAACCTGCACGGCTTGTGCTTTGATTTGCATATCTTGCTGTTCTAAAGCTAAGCGCTGCTGCTCTAGGTACTCTTTAAACTGTTGCTCTTGTACGCGGAGCTGCGCTTCTAACTGGTCACGCTGCATTTTAAGCTGCTGGTCTTGGTAAGCTAGCTGATTCTTTACGGCCTTATCTTGCATCTCCATCTGAGTAGCTTGCAGCCTAGCTTGCGACTCCACCTGAGCAATTTGCATCCTGCCTTGTATTTCAAGCGTCTTGGGGTCTGGTGGTGGCGGTTGTTTAGCGGCCTCTTCTTTTGCCTTGGCAATAGCTTCAATCTCTTTGAATGCCTTGCTGAATAGTCCATCAATTTCTTTTCCGCCCTTAAAGCGTTTAATAAAGTTTTGGAATAGGGAGAGGCTAAATTGAGCTAGAGGAGGGTACTGCTCTATTAGTCCCTTCATCTGCTCAAAAAAGCCTCCAGCAGCTTGGATAAGCATAGTGCCTTCCTGCTGCTGTTGTGCTTGGTCTATTGCGACCATAGAGTCTGAAGCAATTTCAATGCGATAGTTACGTTTCGTACTATCTCTAAATATTGCAATAATCTGTTGCTTCATTTCGTCGATTAGTTGCAACGGGTCGGGCTGTGGGGGTGCCATTGGTGGCATACCTAACTCACCTGGTGGTACACCTTCTTGACTAGGAGGTGGCGGAGGTGGTGGTGGTATATAAATAGTTGGCTCTATAAGAGCATCGGCATCTGCGGTTTCCATGATGCGTTCTGGGTCAAACTGCTCCGCAATAATCGTGCCAAGATGCATAATTGCATCAGAAATAAACTTGGCAAACATGTTTTGGCGAACGATTAGTCCAAGGCTAGACCATTGATTTTCTAGCCTATTAGCCGTAGCTGACTTGTACTGCTCTGAAGTGCCTCGTAGTAAGTCTGATACTTTTAGAGTTTCGTAAAGCTGTTGTAAAGCGTTCTGTCTGTTCTGCTGTAAGGTGTTGAGCACGTTTACAAACTGCTCTACGGGCAAGAATTCCATTCCGCCTTGTAGTCCGCCCCTACCTTTGTTAGCGGTCCAGCCGGTTACGCTAATGCCTTTAAGGTCATCCTGGAAAAGCTGCTCAAGGTAATCACCCATAGCAGCATCATAGAGAAAGTTAGGTCGTATTGCTTGAGTTAGGGCATGGATACGAGTTGTGAGGCGCTCTACCTCTAGTATCTGGTCTTTTGCGTGAGCGTAGTCTGACGTTGGGACAATACTTGTAGGGTCTTGAGTCTGGCGAATAACGGCGCAAGGATAAAAGCCCTCAAACTTAATTGGTGGCTCTGTTTCCTCTATAATCTCGCCATCAAAGCCAAGCTGTAGCCAATATACTTTATTGGTAGCTTCGCACCAGATTTCCCAAACCTCGGCCTTACCCTCTAGTTTGTTTCCATCCTTGCTGGCTTCTCGCTTTCTAATTTCGGGGACACTGTCATAGCTAAGTTTATCTGCCTTTTCTTCGCCAAATAACGCCGTTGCTTGGTCCCTATCCAAGTAGGCTCTTTTAGCTTGCCATTCGATTTCTGACTCGTTTCTAGCATCTGAAGCACGGTAATCTGAGAATTGGACAACCTCAAGTATAGCCTTTTCGCTAACTTTACGCTCGACCTCAACAGACGATATAAAAATACCAGAGCTAGCCTCCTGCAAACTTTCCGTATCGCCATCATAAGGACTACCGTCGCCTTGAATAAAATTGCCGTTAGGGTCTCGGATTACTGCGATTTCTTGAAAGACTTTCTCAAATTTAGGCTCGTACCTAGCCCAAAGAACCGCTTGACCCGTTAAAAGAAACTGCAACGCTGAATTGTAGCCGACCTTATCAAAGCTAAAATGGCAATCCATGGAATACTGAGTATTACGCTCAAGGATAACACTACCTAGCTCATAAGGTAGCCCCCCAGCTCGCTTTCGTAAATTTACTTCAGCTTTTGGAGTAGAACTGTAGTAAGCAGGTAGTAATGTGTTTATGCAGTACCACCAAACGTGTAAGCGGCGGGGAGCATCTCGTAGGGTATCAACTTCTTTGTAGGCGTTAAATACCTTTATTGACTCATCTGCTGTTTTGATGAACTTTTCGTAGCGAGTATTAGCCTGATCTATCTGTTTTTTCCACCAAGTAGAGGAATATTTCTTTATCAATGGCCTTGGTGTTTTTTGCTTCATATTTGCGGCCTTTTAGCTCGTGCTCGTATTTTAGATATATAACTTTGCAGCTTAATCATACCGGAATGTAACATCTGCTCCGGCTCCTCCCATTTAGAATCAATAAGTCTTGCCTTACACAAATAGCGTAGAGCATCGACAGCGTGGTCGTTACCCCTAGTATCCAAATCTTCTGGCTTTTGTTTGTCTATTGACATTGATGGTAAGGTTTCCAGCAAGTAAGGGCAAGTGGCAAAAATATAGATCAGTGGTGGGCTGGCTACCAACCTTTGTCGTATCTGCGACCATCCGGAGATGCGGTCGTTATCGGCTTGTCTAAAGCTAGGATGCTTATACTTAACAAAAATAGAATTAAACTGGTCGTTAATAGTAGGACCACCTTGATTATTAAAGATGCTAGGGTCAGCAACTGAGATAGGGTTTTCATTTAGTGAAAGGGAAGCGATTCGTTCTGCTTGAGTAATGTTATCAACTCCTTTACCCCATAATTCTCGGTAGATGATGACTGCTCCTTTAGGATACGGTACCTCCTTACCATCATCAGTACGTCCAGAACTAACAGCACCCCAGATAGCAGCAAAAGGACTGTGATAACCCCAATCATAGCCCAAATAACGGGGCCAATGCTTGGGAACATTAAAAGGGCTAATGATATGTTTAGAGCTAAACTCAGGAAAGTAACTTCCTTCATGGATTTCAAAATCTCCTTCTAGCCAGGCCCGTACTAACTCAGGGCTACCGACCATGTGTAGGCGGTTAATATACTCAGGGTCTCTAGCTAACAGTATCTGATTATCAGTTACCCTACTAGGTATATAAATATAATCAAAGCTAGCGCCATTAGGGAGCTCCTTTTTAAGCAGCTTCATCCCCTTAGGTGCTGGCTTAATAAACAAAGCCTTTAACCAGCCATGGCCAATACCACCAGGGTTAAACGTAAGGATGATTTGACCGCCGCCTTTACCTCGTAAAGCTCCAAATAACTTCCAGATAGGGGAAGGGTCAGCATAGTTACCAGCCTCTTCTATAGCGCAATCT